AAACGAATAGTACGCCAGTGGCGCACCCCCTTCAATTGATTCGATTACTGGCCGGCGAGCGGTAACGTGATGCCGGCCAACGGTCCTAACCTGATCGCATCGTTCAAATGCTCAGGCGCGAGGTGGGCGTAGCGCATCGTCATGTTCAGCGAGGCATGACCCAGGATCTCCTTAAGCGTCACGATATGCCCACCGCCCATGATGAAGTGAGCTGCGAAGGTGTGCCGCAGGATGTGGCTTGCCTGTCCGCGCGGAGGCTTGATCGTGGTCGAGAGCAGGACCATCCGAAACACGCCAATGCAGTTGGTGAACAGTCCATAGGTTTGCCAGTGCTTCTTGATCGCCGCCACCAGCTCGGGCGTTACCGGGACCATCCGCACCCGCTTCGACTTCGTATTGGCAAACACCAGGGCGTTGCCTCGAATCCGCTCCGGTCGAAGCGCTTGAGCCTCACCCCACCTCGCCCCGGTCGCCAGACAGATCCGCGTCACCATCGCCGGATGTGGAGACGTGGTCCGCGCCTGGAGTGCATCGAGCAGCTCGGAGATCTGCGGCTTGGTCAGGTAGGCCAAGGGGCGCTCCTGCAACCGAACCGGACGAATACGGGTGAACGGACAGGGATAGTCGATCACGTCGAGTTTGTGCAGCTCGTTGTAAACCGCTTTCAGGTAGCCAAGGCGATTGTTTGCCGTCTTGCCGGTGACGCCAGCTGACATCCAACGCGCGCGTGTGGCGGCGATCTTCGCGCCATCGACCATACGAGCTATCGGATCGCCCATCGCCTTTGCACACGCCCGCAGGATCGCCACACGCCGAACGCCATCGGAGAGCGAGACGCCGTGGAGATCGAACCACAGCTCGACCAGCTCTGACAGCCTGCGCTTGTCCTTCGGCCGCGGTGCCCAATCGTTGGATTCGCTGCACTTGGCTCGACAGGTCGCCTCGAAGCGCATTGCCTCGGCCTTGGTCTTCAGCGTCTTGCGGAACCGCTTGCCTTTGACCGGTTCAACATCGACCCGCCAGCGGCCATCAGAGAGCTGCTGGATCGCCATCAGACCGCTCTGCCCCATCGAACATGGCGCTCCTGAAGCAACGTCTTGATGTGCTTGTACAGATCACGCTCGCTCATGTCCTTGGCAGCGTAGTGGTCACGAATAACCGGCCAGCATTCCCATTCCTTCAGTCGATCAAATGCGGTTTTAGCGCCCACTCGCTCCCGTGCCAGCAGGCTTACGAAGTTTCCCAGGAAGAGCTCGACGTTCTTGCCGCTAAATCCCCGGCTGGTCTTGTAGTAGCGCTTGTATTCCGTTTCATCGACCAGGGAATCGACCGCCACGTCGACCCGCACGTCATCACGCATCAGCGTCCAGATCGGCTCGTATTGCCCTGGGCGGTGCAGCAACTTGAACTGGCACAGCCCGTAGCGCCACAGGCCGTCCAAATGGGCGGAGAACGCCGCAAACGAATCCGTTTCAATGGCCTCGCCGGTCTTGGCACTGATCGACCCGCTGGCGAACTGCTGGATGACCGAATGGTGGTAGCGCAGCTCGACCCGCCACACGTCCGCCTCGGGATCGTAGTTATCAGGATCGGCCGGATCGAACGAATCCCGGCGACGCCAGACGCTTTCCCAGAAGTCGAGCTTATCGGTCGCGCGGGCCTGTTCGGTTTTGTTGTAGATGCAGAGCTGAACGCCACCAGCTGAGCCAAACATGGATGTTTCACCACGACCGTAGACGCTGGACTTGGTCGCCCAGTTGATCTCGTTGATACCCGAGATATCCCGGTGCGTCCGCGCGCGACAGTGCAGGCGTGCCACCAGATCCACCGGAGGCTTCCAGCCCTGGAGATCCAACGCCAGATGGACAGCGCACTGGTTGCGTTCGCGGTGTGTCATTACGGCTGCGGCGTAGTAGTCCATCCGCTCTTGCAGGCGCTCAGGCGACAGCGCGTCGATGGCGTGCGGTGACACTTCGATTTTCAGATGCGGGCCGATGTTCTCGAGCTTGGCGTTGAAGTTCTTGATCAGCAGGATGAACCCGAGGTCGGCGTTCTGCAGCTTGTACTGGTAGCCCGAGTCCCGCCCTACCCGTCCGGCGTGCCAGAACTCCCCGGCGAACTCGACCATGACGCCCGGTTTCTCGAACAGCGCCATGATTTCCGGGCGGATCAGTCCTCGGTACAGCTGGCGGACCGTATCGACGCCGCAACGCAGCAAGCGAACACCCGACAGGTCAGTCAGCTTGGCCGAATGGCTATCGAAGAACAGTCGCCCGGTTGGGGTTTCCTGAAAGTTCTGATCAACACGAATTTGGTCTTTAACGCTCATTCTCTTCTGCTCCAAATTGCAACGAATTGACACTGTTCAGTTGGGTTTATCTGACGTGTTACAGGGACGTCAGCGCGCGCGTTTGCACGCCGGCTCGTGCCTCGCCGCGCGTGCAAAGAGCGCGGAGCGCACGCGCGCTGACGGTCATCACCACAGGAAACGCCCCTTCTCGTAGGGCACCCGCGTGACGGTGGTTCCGGCTTGCTGCTGGCTCGGTTGATAGGCTGGCGAGGTGTTAGGTGGTGGCTGCTGGTTGCGCTGGTCTTGTGGCGAGCCACGGTCGGGCTTGGTGTCGTCGAAGTAGCCGTTCTGCACCACCGACATGCAGAATCCGAACGACACTTCCAACCGCGTGCCTTGCTGGGTGTTGCACCGACACCCCGTCAGCCCTTCATCGCTGTCACCGACCTGCATGCGCTTGTAGTTGCGGGCGATCAGATCGCGGTCGGTGGTGGCAATGCACACAGGCTTGGGGAAGGTTTGAGGACCGGTAAGGCCGTCATACACCGGCGCCGATGCCGGCAGGTCCTGCACCCTGGGCACTCGCCTGCCCAGGTACTGCTCAACGGTGAGCGGCGCGGCTTGCTCCGAGTCGTTCGTCGCAGGCCGGATGAAGGCGCCGACCGTATCGCGCACCTGATCGACCATGCTCCCGGCCGGCGCGCTGCTGGTGGCTTCGAGCGCGACTTTCTCGGCGTTGTAGCGCTCATAGGCGCGATAGACGAGGATGCCCGCACCGATCAGCACGCAGATGGCCAAGATGAACTTGGTCGGCACCTTGGCCTGGAAGTGGTGCTTGGCGTTGGTGCTGGTGTAGGCGCCGAAGTAGCGCTTATCCAGGCGCAGCGACTTCTTGTCCGCGTCCTTGAAGCTGGTCTTCAGCTCGACCTTTTCCACCACCACTTCCGACTCGAAGCGCAGCAGCTGGGCGGACTTGAACACGCGCCAGTAGTGAATGTGCGTGTTGCACAGCCGACGCAGGTGCACATCGAGATAGCGCGGGTCCTGGGTGACAAGGTGCACTTCGTGGCCCTGGTGGCGCATGGTCTCAAAGCGGGTGATGTGCTCCGGTGGCCGCGCCCGTGGATCGCGTGAGCCAAACCAGCCCTGCGCCTCGTCGACGACAATGATCGAGTCGTTGGGCAGCTCAAACCACTTCTCGGGGTCTTCGAACTCGAACCACTGCGCTTGCAGCTGATCGGGCTTGAGGCCGTTGATGTTGTGGTAGTAGACGACCCGGCCTTCGGCGTGGGCTTTCTGGTCCACTTCGCGGATGGTGTTCAGGGTCTTGCCATGGCCGGGCTTGCCGGTGCGGATAACGAGCATGACGGCGCCTCCTTATGCGTCGATGGAGGTGCCGCCTGGCTTGCGCCAGACCTGATTGCGACGGCGGTCAGTGGCCTTGTCGATCCCGGCGAGCATGAAGCGCGTCGAGATGGCGGCGAAGTACAGGTTCACCACCACATCGAACTTGGCCAGCCCGAGAATCCCCTGGATCACCGGGCCGACATCACCCATCAGCCCGAACAGGTAGTCCTGTGCCTGGCCAATGATCATGTTGAAGCCAACATAGGTGACGAAGCCGAAGCCGAGGATCTTCAGGACCATCTTCACCAGTGGGCCGAGGATGATGACGAGCATCTGCACGATGAAGAGAAACTGCATTACTGACCTCCTACGGAGCGGCCCACGTACAGGGCAGCCAGGACGGTGGCGACAGCGACGAACAGGCCGCTCAGGTCATTGGCGGCGCGGCATAGCGGCTCGTAGCTGATTTCGAAGGAACGCCCGCCACTGGTGCGCAGGCTGAAGGTTTCCGCAGCGGGACAGCTGGCCGGAAGGAAGCGGGTGCCCTGGTTGACGAAGGTCGGCAGTTCGATCTCGCTGCTGCCTTCGTCGAGCTTGAACTTGTCGCCCTGCACAGCGGCTTCGATGGCGGATTCGTGCTTCTCGAAGTCGGCCTGTTCTTCGGCGTGGCAACGCAGTTCCTTTTGCTGGCGGAGGATCGCGCACTGGACGGCATCGCCCGTGCACTTGATCTCGGCGTTACAGGCTTCACCCTCTACGCTGGGCTTACCGCACTTGTTTGGGTCCTTGGCCGGATCGCATTCGGCCTCTCCATCGTCTTCACCCGATCCATCGCCGTCACCACTGCCATCGCCATCACCCGAGCCGTCTCCAGAACCATCACCGGAGCCATCACCACCCCCGTCTCCTTCGCCATCCCCATCACCGTCGCTATCACTGTCCCCGTCGCCGTCATCACCATCGCCGGGATCATCAGGGTCGGGGTTCTCGGTGTCGTCACAACCACCGACCTCGACTTCGGGATCGCATGGCGGGGGCGGCTCCTTGCTGCAAAAGGTCCCGTTCCAGGCGTAGCCGTCCGGGCATTGGTTGTCAGGATCGGGCGTTGGGGTTTCGTCGGGGTCGGTCTGCTGGCCCGGGTTTCCCGGTTGCTTACGGGTGTCTTCGTTGCACTCGATGCCGTTGCCGGTATAGCTGTAAACGCCAAAGACCCCGGAAGGGTCGCCGCTGCTGTAGACGTAGACGTTAGTCGCCGCGGTGAAGCCGAAGGCGTACTGGCAGCTATTGGCGCAGACCGAGCCCGGCGGATCGATCACCTGCTGGCCAACCGCTTCTTTCATCTTGTGTTCGTGGGTGACGACCTGGCCGATGGTGGCTTCGCAGGCATTGAGTGAAGGTACACATTCGCCTGTGGTTGGTTCATAGGTAGAGCCGGAGGGACAGGTGTCACCAGAGCGGAAGACGACCCAACGCTCGCCGGTTGTAACAAAAACATCACTGCACTGATCGAGCGGTTTAGAAACAGCACACCAGGTAAGTCGACAGGTTGCCGCCGTCTGCGAAGTCAAACGTGCCCCATCGACTTGCGGATAATAAAAATTAGAGGCGGTTGGGCGTGTATCCGCATAGAGCTGGCAGGCTTCAATAGGGCTCGCCGCATAAAGGGTCGTGCCTGAAACTACCCACCTGAAATCGGCAGCAGAGGATTCACTGGCCACAAATAGCAACAGCACCAAGGCGATAATCCGCATTTCACACCCGCCCAAAGAACACGAGATAAAACGCCAGGGTGGTGAGGATCAGGACGTACAGTTCGTAGCTCATTGGCGTTTCCCTGGAAGAGAAAACCCCGCCGGAGCGGGGTTTGTTTGCTTCGGCACATGCAGTGCGCGGTTCCCGGTTACAGGGCGCGGCGCATGTACTTGAACGCCATCGCGGCGATGATGACAGCGAAGACGGCCCAGCCGATGGTCCCAACGTCGGTGCCCGCGGTGTCGAGCGCTTCGGTGGCTTCGGCCGGGACTGCCGCGTAGACGGAGCCGGCAGCAGCCGAGAGGGCAACGGCAGCGCCGAGGCCGATTTTCTTGATGAAGTGCTTGTTCAGTTGCATGGGTGATACCTCACTGTTTCAGGGCTTTTTTCAGGACCAGGAAGCCGAACACGGTGGCGAACAGAACAATCGCTTCGCCTTGCAGCTCGGAGACTTGGTCCCAGGTCAGTGCAGAGCCGTAGAGGCTTTGCATTTCCTCGACCGTGAGGGCGACCAGCGAGCCGGAGCAGATGGGCGAGCCATCGGCGCCTTGCAGCCAGTCACCGTCACAGGCGAGGAAATTCATTCGCCGGCCTGCTCGAGGTCGGCGGTTTGTTCGGAGGGCTCGCAGTCAGGGCAGACGGCGAAGTGGGGCGGCAGGCTGAGGTCGGGCAGCAGGTCGCTTTGCGGCGCGGGCAGCGCCATGAGCTTGCCCATGTCGTTCCCGCAGCAGTCGCAGTACACCCGGTCATCGATCAGCATCGCCGCCCCTCCCGGTTAGTTGGCCTTGGCCGGGTCGCCGGCTTTGGCCTGGGGTTGAGCTGGGGTGCGCGGGGTTTCGGCAGCGGCGCGGGTCTGGACGGCTTCGAGCTGGAGCGCCAGATTCTTGCCCTTGTTCTGCCCGCCACGGGCAATCTCGAAGTGGATGCGCACCAGTTGCAGCGGCTCGAACTTGGCGCCGGCTGCGAAGATCTCGTCGGCTACTTCGTCCGCTGCTGCCATGCCGATGATCGACAGGCCGTGTTCGGTCTTGCCGTCCGGCTCATCGCCGTAGAAGACCTTGATGTACTTCTGGCCCGCTTCACCGTCGAAGCGTTGAGTGCCGAGAAATGCAACTTCCATAGTCGAACGTGCCATTTGTGTTTCCTCTCTCTAGTTGCGCTTTATTGCGCTGCTTTGCTTTCTGCAGGCCGAGCGATCCCGAGCGAGTGAAAAGGCAATTTCACTGCGACCGGCTTGTTACTTGGCTTGCGGGTTAATCTGTAGCTCTAGTTATACGCGCTTGAAACGGTCTTTTTTCATACTCAAGGAATTATCAAGTTGCGTGGTTTATTGGCATGAATAGCGACGAATCGACACTTACACTCCACGCTCAAAACAAAATTAATTAATAAACCTCACTCTCTAAACACCAAGGGCTTTGCCCTTGTCATCCCACTCTTGCCGCCGAGGGCTCGGGAGCGCGGGAGGGAAAAGCGCTCCCGCACTCACGAGCGGAGGCTGTTTCGATTCGTGCAGGGTCAAGGGTGCGCTCCGCCCGTGCCTCCGTTCGCCGGATCGGTGAGGCGTGATCCGACGAGCCGGGAGCGCGGCCCTGGACCTGTTCGGCCACCGCTCAGCCTGATAACGCTCAGCGACATAGCGACGCAGCTCAACGAGGGACCGGTGTTTCGTTGGCTCGCTACCGTCCAACGGAATGAACAGAGGAACGTCGCGGCGATAGGTGACGTGCCCGTACAGCTCCCCGCCTACGGTCAGCTCCCGACCGATCTCATGCCAGTTAGGCGCAGCGATACGACCCTGCATCCGCTTGCGCCCTACCCCACCAGCTCGAACGGTTCGTGAATCGGGACGAAGGGCGTTGGCTTGCCCGAATCGTAGATAACGCTCCACCACTTCGCGGGGCGGTCGGGTGGCGTGTGCTTCTCGCAGATAAAGGCCGGTTCCACTTTCCAGTCCGAGAGCAGAGGCTTCCAGGTTCCACCGACGCAGCCCATTTGCAGCGTGCGAATCGGCCGCGCATATGCGGGGCGGCATAGGGCGCATGGTGTGGACCGGGAGGGAGCGGGTTTCGCCATTTCGCGTCTGGACCAGCAGACAGAGCAGTCGCAGTCCTGGGCGTGCGGAAGGCGTTGATAACTGGTCGGCTTCTGCATGGGTCATCCCCTCCCCTGGCTTTCCGTAGGCGGTGCGGATCATGCGGTCCACTCCTGTTCCAACAGCCAGCTACGCAGCAGCGCACTGTTAATCATGCGGCGCTTGCCGAGCTTTACGGTGGGGAGTACGCCCCGGTAGACCCAGGCGCGAGCCATGGAGCAGGTAAGGCCGTTGCGCTCAGCCCAGGCTTCGACGGTTTCCACGTCCTGCTGTGGGGCGATCAGCTTTGAAGGTTCTAGCTCTTCCAGTTCCAT